ACACAGGTATGGTTAGGAACTTTTATGACGATGACATTCTCGTATATCCCAACGCAATGGATGGAGGAGAAATCGATGAAGAGTTCTTCGTCAAAAGAGAGTTTAAGTATAATAACAAACAATTTATAAAAGGGCTAAAAAACCATTTTAAACCATATGAGTCAAGAGATAAAGGGGATGGAGAATAATATACCAGTTAGAATGGTATTTATAGACAACAAGGAAGAGATTCATTTTAAATCTATAGCAGCAGCCAGTAGGAAGTCTAAAGTGACAGCACAGAGCATTAGAGAGTCATTAAACCCTATTGCTAGAAAGAAGTTTATGGTAAAGCACCTAGACAAAGAAAGAGTAGTAGCATTTAGAATCATATCTAAAAATCCTTAAATATGACACACGGAAGTTTATTTTCAGGTATTGGAGGCTTTGATTTAGCTGCACATTGGATGGGTTGGGACAATATTTTCCATTGCGAATGGAATGAGTTCGGCCAAAAAGTTCTTAAACATCATTTTCCAACATCAAAAAGTTATAATGACATCACTAAAACAGACTTCTCTATTCACAGAGGAGAAATTGACATCCTCACCGGAGGATTCCCTTGCCAACCCTACTCATCAGCAGGACAACGTCTTGGGAAGGCCGATGAAAGACACCTCTTTCCTGAAATGCTTAGAGCAATCAAGGAGATTGAACCCACGTGGATTATTGGTGAGAACGTTCGTGGACTTGTTAGTTGGGAAGGGGGATTGGTATTCGACGAGGTGTGCTCTGACTTGGAGGGGGAAGGCTATGAAGTCCAACCGTTTCTTATTCCAGCTGCTGCCAAAAACGCTCCCCACAAAAGAGAACGAATATGGTTTGTTGCCTACTCCAAATTGCACGAGAATAGATATACCAACAATGGAGGAAGTAAACAAAAGGAAGGAGATGTATGGAGGGAAGAGAAGAGCAATGTATTTGACTCATTTTATAGCGATGGGAATGCTTCCAACACCGACAGCAAGGTGTTGGAATACAGGAACAGAAAAAGAAAGGACAGATGGGATAACAAGAAGGTCGGAACTAAACCATTTGATAGCTCAAGAAAATGGGAAACCTTCCCAGCTTCACCCTGCGTTCGTGGAGGAGATGATGGGCTTTCCCACGAATTGGACTCTATTACCATTCCTAAGTGGTGTAGAGAATCAATCAAAGCCTATGGAAACGCTATAGTTCCTCAAGTTGCATTTGAATTATTTAAAACAATAGAGTTATTTGAAAATGCATAACTTTGTTGCAGGATGTCGCATATCCATTTAAGATTTTTAGGGTGGAGGATGAAAAGCTAATGCGACTAGCTTGGATTCCGAAGCCCTTTTTTTATGTTATGAATACAGGAATGATTATTAAAAGTAAATCAGTAGATAGATTTACTTCTATTGATAACGAGATTATCAGAAACTTTGGATTAAGCTTGGAAGAAAGAGGTTTACTTATTTTTTTACTAAGTCTTAGACACGATTGGGTTATCTATAAAACTACTTTACACGAAAGAGTAGGTTGTTCTAAAGGTACACTTGATAGAGTTTTTAAAGGGCTGCAGGAAAAAGGTTATATCATTTCAGTAAAGGTTATTAATGACTCAGGACACTTTAGTGGATGGAACCACGTAGTTTATGATATACCGACTTCGACAAACACCGATGTCGGTGAAAGTGCCCCTATAAGTAATACTAATACTTCTAAACTATATATAAAGAATACTAAGTTTATAAGGCCTACGGCTAGTGAAGTTAATGAGTATGCTAAAGAAATTGGTTTTATATCATTAGATAGTTCTTATTTTTTAGATCATTATGATTCAAACGGATGGTTAGTAGGTAAAAATCCTATGAAGGATTGGAAAGCAGCTGTAAGAACCTGGAAAAGAAACTCATCAAAGTTTAATACTGAAGTATCACAAACAACTAAAATAAAGCTTAAGTAATGAATAAATATTTAGTTTTTAATAACGACTTAACAATACAGGAACATATAATGGCAGATAAGATTGCCTTCCAAGGTAGAAGTATTGTATTATTAATTAACGATGAAATCGTAGCATTATATCCATACAAGGATATATACATAAAACTTATAAAATAATGGATGTTATAAACCTACCTAAAAACCTCGAGCTAGAAGAGAATATCTTAGGCTCTATTCTACTAGATAAAAGAGCTTTGCCTTTAGTAGTCAACTACTTAAACGAAGAAATCTTCTACGATTTAAGACACCAACTGATATTTAGAACTATTAAGCAGATGTATGATAAGAACATACAAATAGACTTAAGTACTGTGTTTCAAAGACTTATAGATAATAAACACTCAGAAGAAGTAGGAGCCTTATACCTATCAAAGATTACGAATAGTGTCGTATCTACTGCTCACCTAAACACTCACATAGAGGTAGTAATAGAATTATACAAGCGTAGAAAGTTAGCAACCCTGGGCAGATTAATGGAGGTTTCAGCGTTTGATGGTGCTGAATCTACTGATGATACCTTAGCTACGTTTAATAAACAACTTTTAGGACTGCAAGAGTTTGGTAATATATACGAAAAGACTATAGACCAAATCATTATGCAGCTAAATGAAGGTCGTGATGCTGCTGTTAGTGGTCAGTTATTAGGCATTAACACAGGCTTTATGGAGCTTAATAACACCCTTTGTGGTTGGGTTGATCCTGACTTTGTTATCATAGCTGCTAGACCAGGAATGGGTAAGACTGCCTTTATGCTTTCTAGTATCTACCACATAGCAATCCAAGGAGGCATCGCTACGGCCATTTTTAGCCTTGAAATGAGCTCTAATCAGTTAGTTGAAAGGTTAGAGTCAATTAGCTCTGAACTGCCCTTAAAACGCCTTAGAATGAATTTACTGACCGATAACGAAAAAGTTCACTTAATGCGAACTGACGACAAGATACTTACTTCCCCCATCTACATAGAGGATATGGGCGGTATTAGTGTAACCCAGCTACGAGCCAAAGCAACTATTCTTAAACAGAAGTATGGCATAAAGATTATCTTTATCGATTACCTTCAACTTATGAGTGGTACTGGCAAGTCAAACCAAAACCGAGAGCAAGAGGTATCCTACATTAGTAGGAGCCTTAAAGCACTTGCCAAAGAGTTGGAAGTACCTATTATCGCCCTATCCCAATTATCACGAAGAGTAGAAGAACGAGGTGATAAGATGCCTCAGTTATCTGACCTTAGAGAATCAGGATCTATTGAACAAGATGCTGATGCTGTTATAATGCTAATGCGACCAGGCTACTACGAACAAACTGAGTCAGTAGAGATTGGTGGTAGAGAATACTCTCCAAGTGACTTAGTAGTTTGTAAGGTAGAGAAGAATAGACACGGAGCTACAAAAAACCTAGCATTAAGATTTTTACCTGAAACAATGACCTTCCAAGATTATGTCCAAGGGCTATAGAAATAGAAGAAAGTTTGAGATAGAAGCTGCTAAGGCTGTAGATGGTACCTACCAAGCCATAAGAATATTTGCTAAGAGCACTAAGGTTTTAGTTATACATCAAACCGAAGCCTTAAAGAAGGGTTATTTTTTGCTAGAGTATGAGAATGATGGTCAGCCTAGTGGCATATCAGATGAAAGAGTAGAGTTCTTTGCTTTTAACTTAGACCTAAGAGATAGAATAGTTTTTATAAGAGCAGAGTTTTTACGAGTAAAGGCAAGAAGATATTGGAGGATAGGTGAGATAAAAGTAAAGGATAAAATAAAATATGTTAAGATGCCAACTGATGAACTTATACGCTGGTATTAATGTATATTAATAATATATTGTAATTTTGGTGATGGCATACCAATCAGCAAGTGAATTAACAAAGATGATGTTAGAGTATCTTAAGGATAATGGTAACGAAGTATGGAGGAATAATAACCTAGCTGTTAGAGGTAGAGCCTTTATAGGTAGAAAAGGAGTTCCTGACATCATTGGTTATAGTAAAAAGTATG